TACCATTGCTTTGAAGTTTGCAACGGTCTAAACTTTAGAACATTTCGGGAGATCAAAAATTTTAGAGCGCGACATAGAGAGATACCTGGTGCGCCGGGTGAAGGAGATCGGTGGCGTGGCCTACAAGTTTGTCTCGCCCTCAAACCGTGGCGTGGCGGACAGACTGGTGGTGCTGCCTGGCGGACGGGTGTGGTTTGTTGAGGTGAAGAAAGAAGGCGGTCGCCTGTCGACCTTGCAGAACATCTTCGCCGCCGAGATGGTGAGGCTGCAACAAAACATTTCAATCGTCTGGTCCAAGGAGGACGTCGACGATCTTATCAAGGAGATGACGGAATGAGCTACGAAGAACAGCGAGCAATCTTGATTCAGTACCTGCAAGTGATGATCGCACGGTGCGACTGGCACGGCGTCGCGGACGTGGCGATGGATCTGCGCGAGATGGAAGCCGAACAGCGTGGTGCGAAATGACCGAATCTTTCTTCATCGGCTGGGCCGTGGGCATCTTGCTTGGCTATGTGGTCTGGGCACCGGAGACAAGGTTCAAGCGGAACTTTGTTGACGGGCTGACGTTGCGGTTTTTGTGGAGGCGGAGATGAGCATCGAGGCGATGAAGCAGGCACTGGAGGTGCTAGAGCAAATCAACCAACTCAGCATCGGTGAGAACGCTATCGCTCTGCCTGGAGAGATCGACGCAGCGATGGACAACCTCCGCGCTGCCATCGAGCAGGCTGCGGAGCCAGTGGCTTGGATGTACGACTTTCTGTCGGACAACGAAGTGATTCGAGACTGGGTAACGCAATCGCAGGATGACATCACACGAGAGAACGGTTTCAACGTGCGACCCCTCTACACCGCTCCGCGCCAAGAGCAGTACGACCAGACTGCGTTGGAGTTGTGCGAAGAATGCGGCTGGCGGGCCGTGATCCCCGGTGATGGCTGCTTGGTCTGTGCGCGGCAAAAGGCGAAGCCCGTCGCCTACGCCGATAGCCGTATTCACGGCTGGCCCGATTGTTTTGTCATGGAGCCAGACCCGCCACACACAGTGCCGCTGTACACCGCACCGCCAGTCACCACACAGAAGCCCACGCTTTGGTATCACCCGTTGAGCGGGCGCGTACGGTTTAAAGCAACACCCAACTGGATACCGTTGTACAAATGAAGCTCAGACCTTACCAAGACGAGGCCGCAGACTTCCTGTTCGCCAACGACCGCGCGATGATCCTCGCGTGGGTCGGTGCGGGCAAGACAGCGACCGCGCTCACGGCTATGAAAGCGATGCTGGACGAGCGACACGCCAAGCGCTTTCTTGTGCTCGCGCCGCTGCGGGTCGCGCAGTCGGTCTGGCCGGCAGAGGCCGCGCTCTGGGCGCTAGGTCTTGAGATCGCAGTGGCCGTCGGCTCACCCGCGCAACGGGCGCGTGCGCTTGCGTCCGCTGCGCCAGTAGTCGTGACCAACTACGACAACCTGCTATGGCTGTCGGAACAAGCGCTCGACTTTGATGCGGTCGTGTTCGACGAGCTGACGCGGCTTAAGAACCCGAGCGGCAAACGGTTCAAGGCGCTGCACAAGGTTATCGAGCCCATGCAGATCCGGTGGGGGCTGACCGGCAGCTTCACGTCCAACGGCCTCGAAGACGTCTTCGGTCAGTGCAAGATCGTCGACCAGCAAATGCTGGGCCGCAGCAAGGGCGCTTTCTTGCAGCAATACTTTCACTGCGTCAACCGCGACTTTGGCGACTACGTGCCGCTACCAGGCGCGCTTGATGCGGTCATGCAGCGCATACGCCCGTGGACGTACGTCTTGGAGTCGCACGAGTACCGCGACACCCTGCCGCCGCTTCACACGCTACCAATCAAGCTCCAGATGCCGATGGAGCCCTACAAGACGCTCAAACGCGAGATGGCGCTCATCTACCCCAACGCCGAGGTCATCGCCGCCAACGCGGCTGCGGTGACGTCCAAGCTCCAGCAGATGAGCGCTGGGTTTGTCTACGACACGGCCCGACAAACCGTCTGGCTGTCAGATCACAAGCTCGATGCGGTCGCGGACCTGCACGCCGAGAACCAGCGAGCGCCGATGCTCGTCTGGTATCAGTTCAAGGCAGAGCTGGCTGGGCTACAGGCGCGCTTCCCGCGCTTGCAGACGCTCACCAACGACGACTCGATCGCGCGGTGGAACGCGGGGCAGATTGAGATGCTGGCGGTCCACCCTGCGTCCGCCGGGCATGGGCTCAACCTGCAAGGGCAATCGCGCATGGTGTGGATGTCGCTCCCGTGGTCGCTGGAGCTCTACGAGCAAGCGGTCGGTCGGCTGCACCGGGGCGGCCAGCGCCATGACGTGCTGAACTATGTGCTCACGACCGAGGGCACGGTCGATGAAACGATTTGGAAGGCTTTACATGAGAAACGAGAGGTATCTGATATGGCACTAGAGGCGCTCAAATGAACCGATGGACTGAACAGCTAAAGGCCGCTCGGGCCGAGGCGCGCATACGGCAGCGGGAGTTCAACGCCGCCCAGCGCGCGCTCAACCGGGTGCTTGCGGAGATTGCAAAACTGGAGAAGCGAATTGAGCTTGTTTCTAAGCCGAGGCAATTATGAATCTTAGTTGGCGGGACTTGCAGAGGAAACTTAATCAACTAACGGAGAGCGAACTATGGCAACTGATCGAAGCGGAACTGGCAGGCAAGAAGCGCGTATCTTTGATCGAGCGGATGCACATGCGGGCGGCAGCATTACGCACTACCCGGGAGCGCCTGGATCTCTTGAAACGTGCGACGCGATCTACGCCGTAGGCGTGGCGACTGACGTGCAGAAGACGTGGCGCCGGTACGGTTGGGTGCCACCGTCGGAACTTCCCGAGTACCATGACAAGTGGGCACGCGCCCAACAACCCACACGCATATCGGAGGTCGGACGTGGTTGATTACAGCGAAGGCTATCTGAACTTGAAGCAGATCGTGGACGAGATTTGGGAGGCAATGATGGCCAACGATCCCATTCGCGCACGTGACCTGTGCGCAGCAGTTGTCGTCGAGGCGCGGCTGCTGCGTCATCAAATTGGAATCCAGCATGACAGCAGCAGTCAAAGTTGAGCGGTACTTGCAGGACCGCAAGAAGCCCGTAACGCCCAAGCAGATTGCGGATTACTTTCTCTACAGCCGTTCAACCGTCAACAAGGCACTCAATGAACTCGAACAAGCAGGCAAAATCGCGCGCACCCAACAGCGCACCTGGCACATCTGTCGCATGGCCGTTCCCCCGCCAGCCGCTCCCGCACCAGCCGAACAGCGTGCCACCTACGACCGACCGATGCTCAACTCGTACCCGCACGCACGCGGATATGATGACTGAAGTAGGAGAAGCTAAATGGTAGACATGGTGAACCACCCGCCGCACTACACACGCGGCGGCGTGGAGTGCATTGACGCGCTCGCGTCAGCGACCGCAGGGCTGGAAGGGCTTGATGCGGTTTGCACCGCCAACGCCATCAAGTACCTGTGGCGCTGGAAACAGAAGAACGGCGTTGAGGACTTGCGGAAGGCTCAATGGTATATCAACAAGCTCATTGAGACATCTGTAGTGCCGCAGCCCGACCTTCTTCGACGCGCCGTGCCCAGCCCCGGCCAAACGTGGGCCAAGTGGGCAGCGTCTGAAGATAGACAAGACGATTGTCTTGGAACTTGTTGATGACGTCAGACGCCGGCATGGCAGCGACGGCCTTCAGCGTCATGGGGCCGATCGCGCCGTCCGGCGTCACGCCGATCACTTCTTGCAGGAGCTTGGCCGCGCGGCCTGGGCCTGAGTTGATGGCGGTATCAAAGACCACGTAGTCGACGCCCGCCGGCAGATCGTCGGCGCGCACCTTGTCCCAGTAGCGTTCCTTGTAAAGCGGCGACACGTCCTCGGGCGTAAGCGCGCGCATGTCCTGCTCGGTCACGGGGCGACCGCACCACTTCTCCCACGTCGCCTTGGTGCAACCCAAGTTGGTGATGCCGCCTGGGTCGGACGGGTGGTTTACGTAGCCACCCTCGTGGTGCAGCACAGCCGCCAGCGCCCGCTCCCAGTTCTCTTTCATTTCTTGCTCTCGATCGTCTCTTGCTTAGCCTTGCTGCCGGCGCTGCTACCAAAGAAGAAGTTGAGGATTGTGGCCACCACAGTCGCCAAGATAAAGCCCAGCACCGTATCAGCAAAGCGCACGTTGTCGGCGGGGATCGTCACCATCGTGATCATAAAGATGTAGCTCGCTGCGACCAAGGACCAGAAGGTCGCCAGCACGTAGACAAACGACTTGCTGATGCCGTTGCCGTTGATGAGCGCGGCGATCTGCATCGCGCGGGCGTCTGCCGTGTTCTTGTTCGCCTGCTCGACCATGAACTCTTCATGCTGCATCGCGCGTTCGCGTAGGCGCGTGATGTCCTCGGCGTTCATGTCGGGCTTGAGTTCAACGCCCGTCTTCTCCTGCACGTAGTCGAGCCCCTTGTCCACGACCGCTTGCGCGACCTTGGGCAGGTTGTTTTGGATGAGGGTAGATACGATACCAGCGACGATGGGTAGCATCAGTAACTAATCTCCGCAAGGGCCAACATTAAAACGGCCATGAGTAAGACGATGATGCCGAAGATGTAGTTCATTTCGGCCACCTGTCGACGATGAACATGACGATGTGAAAGAGAATCAGCGCGCCTGTGGCC